CAAAGCATCGACTTGCTCGCAAGCGATTGATGGTGGAATATGGAGCAGATAATTGGTACGACTTCGCTTGCCTTCACTGGGGAACTAAGTGGAATGCTTATGAGTTTGAATTGATTCAAGATGAAGAACACGTTCTCTTTGTTTCTTTCTTAACTGCTTGGGATTCACCTAGAGGAATCGCAGAGAAGTTAAATTCTTATTGTGATCAACATAATCTAGTCTTAGATTGGACTGCTGAACATGAGTTCGAGGAGGGCACAGAGCAAATAGCCTAATAGGAGTAAGGCGAGAAAGGGGAGGCGAAAGCCTCCCTTTTTTTTGGGTCTCTATTGAATCGGTGTTCGATTTTTGCACTGCTCAAATTTTAACCACCCACCCCCCCATAAGAGGGGTATAGCAAAAATATATACGTATATATATAACTATCAACATCTACAATTACCCCAAAAACCATTTCACCCCCCCCTCTTCTCTTGGGACCCCTATTGCGATACTATATTTCACACAAAAAAAAACATTTTAGTATGTCAGATCAAAACACAGATCTAAAACACGTTTCAGACGATGCTCTAAAAGAGATTGTAATGATTCAGAATCGAATCAAACAACTGAGCATTAAGGAGAAAGCACAGACAGATTTCATCGAATACGTGAAGCACGTATGGGACGGCTTCATCGAAGGCGAGCACCACAGGCTTTTCGCTGAGAAGCTAGAGCGTGTAGCCCAAGGCAAGTGTAAACGCCTCATCGTTAACATGCCCCCACGTCATACCAAGTCCGAGTTTGCTTCTGTGTTCTTCCCATCTTGGATAATGGGACTGAACCCGGACATGAAAATTATGCAGACCACTCACACCGCCGAACTATCGGCTAGGTTTGGTCGTAAGGTGCGTAACCTCATGGACACGGACGAATACAAACAGATCTTTGATAAGGTGAGCCTATCGGCTGATAGTAAGTCGGCTGGCCGATGGGAAACCAACAAAGGCGGTGAATACTTCGCAGCAGGAGTCGGCGGAGCAATCACAGGGCGAGGTGCGGATCTCCTGATTATTGACGACCCCCATTCGGAACAGGATGCCCTCTCGCCCACTGCCCTTGAATCTGCCTATGAATGGTATACCTCCGGTCCCCGCCAGCGTTTACAGCCTGGTGGGACGATTGTGATAGTGATGACGAGATGGAGTACCTTGGATCTCACTGAGAAGCTAATTAAGAGAATGTCCGAAGACCACGCAGATCAGTGGGAGATCCTGGAGCTTCCTGCCATATTGGATGATGATACTCCGCTATGGCCGGGCTTTTGGAAGATTGAGGAGCTAGAATCTGTAAAAGCCTCTATTCCTATATCGAAGTGGAACGCTCAGTACATGCAGAATCCCACTTCAGAGGAAGGTGCTTTGATCAAAAGGGATTGGTGGCAACTGTGGGAGCACGATGATCCACCGCCTTGTTCGTATATATTGCAGTCATACGATACCGCTTTTAGTTCTAAGGAGACGGCTGACTATAGTGCGATTACTACGTGGGGTGTGTTCAGGCCTAGTGACGGTGCACCTGAGTCGATTATATTGCTAGATGCTAAGAGAGGGCGGTGGGATTTCCCTGATTTGAAGACCACAGCCTACGATGAATTTATATATTGGCAACCAGATATTGTGTTGGTAGAATCCCAAGCAAGTGGTACACCTTTGACGCACGAGTTGCGGATGATGGGAATCCCGGTGGTGAACTATAGACCAACCAAAGGGAAGGACAAAGTTACAAGGGTTCACTCTGCTTCACCAGTGTTTGAGGCAGGAATGGTTTGGGCACCAGATGCTATCTTCGCAGAAGAAGTTATCGAAGAATGTGCATCCTTTCCATTCGGTGAACACGATGACTTTGTAGATTCTACAACTCAGGCTATACTGAGATTTCGTCAGGGTAACTTCGTTAGATTAGCGTCAGACGAAGAGGACGATGAGCCAGTACCCAGAGAACGAATATATTATTGAGAGGTAACAATATGGCCAAAAAGATAGCATCGAAAATAGTTAAAGAAACAGCTAAAAAAACAGCTAAGAAATTTAAGCCCAATCCTAATTCAACAAAGAATTTTGGAAGCGGTGCTCCAGAGAAAGGAACAGTAGGTGCTAGAAAAACACCTAAAGCAAAAGCAACACCTGCAAAACGTGGAAGACCAAAAGGTTCTACCAATAAAACCACAGGGGTAACAGCTCAAAGAAAAAGTGCAAGAGCAACAAAAGCCAAAGGAACAGCTCCAGTACCAACTAAAGTACCTACAGCTGTGCAAGCAGCGGCAGCTGCACCCGCAGCTGGATTAACAGCATTAGCTGTAACTAGCAATAGAAAACCCTCCTCTAAAGCTGCTGAAGTAAGTTTTGGAGATGCTTTCAAAGCAGCTCGTAAGAAAGGTGAAGGAACTAAGTTCACCTACAAAGGCAAACAATACAGTGCTGTAACCAAAGACGATCTTAAAAGAAAAGGTTACGATGCCAACGAACTCAGGCAATACATGAACAGAAAAGGTAAAGCTAGAGGTCCGTTGAACAGACTAGGACAAGGCGTTAAGAAAGTTCTTTTAGGTAAGGACAAGAAGTTCGGTGGCGATAAAGGTGCTATCGATTTCATTAGAACACGTAAAAAGAAACCAACCACTAAAAAAGCCGGAGGAATGGTTAAGTCTAAAGGCATGCGTAAAGGGGGTTCAGTCAAATCTAAAGGTATGCGTAGAGGAGGTACAGTCAAATCCAAGGGCATGCGTAATGGCGGTATGATGAAATCTAAAGGAATGCGTAATGGTGGTATGATGAAATCCAAAGGTATGCGTAGGGGCGGATCTGTAAAATCTAAAGGCATGAGAAGTGGCGGTAGAAATAAAGCTGTTGGAATTGCAAAAAGAGGTTTCGGTAAAGCCTATATAAATTCCAAAAGATAAATCGTGGCTAGAAAGATAGCTAAATCTTTAATAAAAAAACTTGTTAAAGAGATTAAAGGATCTAAACCTACTAAGGAAGAGAAGAAAAGATACCGCACCGGCAAACAAGCCTATAAATCTGACATTCCAGAAGTACAAGAAGCTTTAGACGAAGCTTATGGAGGTTCAACTTTAAAAGTTATCAAGCCTGTTAAAAAAAGAAAAGGCGGTTTAGCTATCAAAGGTCAGGGGAGAGCATTTTTAAAAGGTGAGAGATAATGGCAGAAATAGACAAAGCAATTGATGCTGAAGAACAAATAGATCTTCAAGTCAGAAATCGTGACAAGTCCATGGATATTGAAGTCGATGTGACTGAAGAAGATCCTGAACTTGATTCGTTTGAAGAACTAGAAGACGGTACTATTGCTTTTGGCAGTATGCCAGCCCCAATATTAGACACAGACTTCTCTGCTAACTTAGCAGATTTGATGGATGATTCTGAACTCAACGTTTTAAAGAATGATTTAATGGATAACGTTGAGTCAGACAAAGATTCTCGTTCTGAATGGGAACAAACTTATCGTGACGGCCTTGAATTCTTAGGCATGAAGTCAGAGGAAAGAACGCAACCATTTGAAGGTGCTTCAGGTGTAATGCACCCTCTATTAGCAGAATCCGTAACTCAGTTCCAAGCACAGGCTTACAACGAACTACTACCATCTCAAGGACCAGTTAAGACACAAGTATTAGGTATGAATACTCCTGATAGCGAGGCACAGGCTTCTCGTGTTCAAGAGTTCATGAACTACCAGTTGATGCAAGTCATGAAAGAGTACGATCCCGAAACAGATCAAATGCTTTTCTATCTACCTCTGTCTGGTTCAGCTTTTAGAAAAATATACTACGATCAAAACATGGGTAGAGCTGTATCTAAGTTCATACCAAGTGAAGATTTAATCGTTCCATATACGGCAACTGATTTACATAGTGCTACCAGAATTACACACGTAATAAACATGCCCATAAACGACATAAAGAAACTACAACAAATGGGTTTCTATAGCGATGTAAATGTCGAATCTGGAAATATGTTGGCTAGGGAAACTGACGAGATACAAGAAGAGATAGATGAAATACAAGGTGTAAGTCCTAGCTATAACGATGACGATACCTGCAAGGTACATGAGATACATACAGATTTAGATATACCGGGTTTTGAAGATCTTGATGCACAAGGAGAAGAAACAGGTATCAAGCTTCCATACATTGTTACGATAGCTAACAACAAAGTTTTATCTGTTAGAAGAAATTACAGAGAAGATGATCCTTTAAAACAAAGGATTAATTATTTTGTGCATTACAAATTTTTACCAGGTCTAGGATTCTATGGATTTGGTTTGACTCACATGATTGGTGGTCTATCGAAAGCTTCAACATCTATACTGCGTCAGCTTATAGATGCGGGTACGCTTTCTAATTTACCTGCCGGATTTAAGGCTAGAGGAATCCGCATACGTAATGACGATCAACCTTTGCAACCTGGAGAGTTCAGAGATATGGATGCTCCCGGTGGTAGTTTGCGAGACGCTTTTGTTCCGCTACCTTTTAAGGAGCCGAGTCAAACCCTACTCTCTCTCCTAGGGATCTTGGTAGACAGTGGTAGGCGTTTCGCATCTATCGCTGATATGCAAGTAGGTGATGCAAATCAGAACGCACCTGTAGGAACAACAATAGCATTGTTAGAACGTGGTACTCGTGTGATGAGTGCAATTCACAAAAGACTGCATTCAAGCCAAAGAATAGAGTTTGAAATACTAGCTAAAGTATTCGCAGACTCATTGCCACCTTCTTATCCTTACAATACTGCAAATGGCAATCAAATGATTAAGTCTATGGACTTTGATGATAGGGTTGATATTCTACCTGTTTCAGATCCAAATACTTTCTCAATGAGTCAAAGAGTCATGATGTCTCAAGAATTATTGAGAACCGTACAAAGCAATCCTCAAATACACGGTCCGCAAGGAATATACGAGGCTTATCGAAGAATGTATTCCTCTATGGGTGTGCAAAACATAGAGCAGTTGTTGCCTCCACCTCCTCAACCACAACCTACTGATCCTGCTAATGAAAATGCTGGATTAATAGCTAGTGTGCCACAACAGGCTTTTGCTGGACAAGACCACGATGCACACATCAATAGTCACCTGTCTTTGTATGGAACGATAACTGCACAGGCAAACCCTATGGTGTTATCTTTGATACAAGCACATATCTATCAGCATATTTCATTTAGAGCTGCTGAAATTGTAGATCAACAGAATGCACAAGATCCTGAGTTCCAAGCAACTTTCCAACAGATACAACAATTACCACCGGAAATAGGTATGGGGTATCAACAGAAACTACAAGAGAACGTTGCCAAAGATATAGCAGCAGTCGTATCGCAGTTAACAGAACAAATTAACGCTATGTTTATGCCACCTCCACCACAGCCAGATCCTTTGGTCGAGTTGAGAGGAAAAGAGCTAGATATTAAAGCTGATGATGTTCAACGTAAACGTGAAGAGTTCGCTCAAAAACAAGAGTTTGACGCTATGAGAGCGATGGAAAATAACAAACTTTCAGAACAACGTTTGGCTATTCAGAGAGATATTGCTATCATGAAAGACGATATAGCTAGAGAAAGAATAGATCAAGCTGCACAATTTAAAGCAATGGACATTATGAGAGGTAACAGATGAGTTCAATAAGAAAAGAACAGGCAGAATTGCAAAAGAAACAATTAAAGCTAGAAGAGGAGCGAAGAATCAATGCCAATCAACAGAGCGTCAATGAGAATGCAAATATCGACATCGAGAAAATTGCGAAAGAAGCCGACAAAGAAGCGGAGAAAGTCCTCGCAAAAGCTGTTAAAGAAAGCAAACCCAAAAAGAAAAAGGGTAAGCCTAAAAAGAAATAGATTTAAAAATAGAGGGTAAAACTATGGAAAAAACACAAGGCGTTAAATCAAGCGTTACTATCAAAGATCAAGGCACTGTAAATTACTCAGGACCAGAAGATGTAGCTAATGGTAGTGCACCTAAACCATATGGAGCAGGTAAATCTCGTGGTGGTAAGGCTGCTTTGAGAGGAACTAAGTTTAGCGGAATCTACTAAATAAAACGATATGGCAGGACTTCTCAAACCACTTTTAGGATTAGTAGCTGAATTTATAATGGCTAACGGGACAAGAGCCGCTACAAGACTTTATGGCCCGGATGCTGTAAAAAAAGGTTTGAAAGAAATAAAAAGACGACAAAGTTTTATTAACAAGCGTGTATCAGAAAAAAGAATGGAGGGAGAAATACCTCCTAGAGAACAAACTGCTGCTCAAATAGAAGCAAGATTAGCAAGTCAAAGAGCAAGGCGTATGAAGAGTGAGGAACCCCGTCCACGTTTTGACGAAGATGGATTTCCTATAGACGAAGTGCCTTTGCAGTTTGCAGAAGGAGGCTTAATAAACCAACAAGTCGGAGGTTTTGAAGACGTAAGAACAATGCCAGCTCCTCCACAACCTATGCAACCTAGACCTAGTTTAGTTGTTGGAGGTCCAGCATTCTTTACACCTGAAGGATATCAAGCTCCTGTTCAGCCAGAGCAAGCTTTTATGCCTACTGACAGAAGACCAGATCCCATAGGAGATAATTTTAGAAAGCCATACGAAAGGCCAATAATGCCTATGCCTAGTCCTCCTCAAGCACCGCAACCCGCACCGCCTAGAGTGCCGATAGAACAACCTAAAGAAACACTACCTGTTGATCCGGGACCGGTAAGACCAATGCCAATGCCAGAGCCTACTCCACAGCCAAAGTATGATCCTTTTGCTTATAGTGATTTAGGCAGAAGAGCATTAGGCGGAGAATATATTGATTCAAT